CGGACTCGGTAAAATAAAACGAATCCGGTTGAGTAAATCCTACCACTCGGCCATAAATGTCAATGGTCAATGTGGCGGCGTTAAAGGTTTTACTGTAAACCCCTGCACCAAAGTTTAAGAATCGCTCCAACGAAACAACCATTGATCCGCTTGTGTTGTTGGTAATGCTTAACAACCCGTCTGCGCTGCTAATTGATGTTGTGCCAACCCTTGTTAATTGCCCCGTCCGTTGGTCAAGATCAATAATATTAATGCCATCAGGCAACCCACTCCAAAGCGAATCATCAAATTTGCTTGTGTCAGTTGGTACAAAAGTCGCCGTTTGATTGGCTTGTGCTGCATTGCCAATATCAAAACTAAATTTTCGGTTTTGGCGATTTGCAAACAGCAAATAATTTGTTGTGCCGAAATTGCTGCTTGCTTGATACCATGTGTAGGCGCTTGCGCCCGCTGCGGGAGGGTTTGCTGTAGCGTTGTTGTACAGGCCAAAATAGGCTTTGTTCCTTGGGTTGGTTGTAAATCCAACCGTGCCCGTTGCGTTGTCAGCGTAAGCAACCGCAATATAGCGATCCACATATTGGAATGTCAACGGTCGCCACACCAGCACACTGGATGCCGTGCTAAACGCACTGCTGCCCAAAGCATTTACCATGCGAACAAAAAAATACCAGTCCCCCTGCGGTATTTCGGTCAGCGTGACAACGCCCATGCTTGAACTTGGGTTGTAAGGATTGCCGCCAGGGTTTACCGCCGTTGTCCCTGCAAAGATGCGCTGTGCGTCTGTTGGGTTTGCAAACGCCGAATAATAAACTTCCGCATATTGAACAATCCCGTTTGCTGATGCCGTTACAGACACGCCAAACGATGGCACAGCCGCGCTTGGCTGCACCGAAACAATTGCGGGCGGCGTCAAGGTGCCAAAGCCCAACGGTGAACCAATTCCGGTATTTGGGGCCGGGGTAAATTGCGTTACGTTTGCATCATCAAACACCGCTGGATTAAATTCCATTAGCGTAAGGTTTGCCGTGATTGATCCATCTGCGCCAAACTGCTCGACAACCTGCGAAATTCTAAACAGCTTTGCAACCCAACCATAATTTGCATTTGTTACCGTGACAATATCGCCAGCTTCTAATTGCAAACCAACATAATTGATATTGACCTTGATTTGCAAATCTTCCCGCGCTGCCTCAAGCAACCTATTAGCAATGTATTGAGCCCGCACGTTGTTATTGACCAACCCAAGCGTTACGGTCTGTTTGTTGACCGGCTCGTTTGGATACATCAACGACGGATTTACAACCGCCAGATTAAATAATGCGGTATTAAATGAATCTTGGTTTGTCCCGTCTGGAAATTTAACCTCAATGATGTTATAGCTTGAGGCTAAATCAATAGGCGTGATTTGAATGGCCGACACCATATTGGAATCGTTAACGTCCATTGCCACCGTGTACGATGACGATTGAACAATAACGCCCCATTTGCCGGTTATCTCGTTGTATCGAATCAAGCAATCAGCACAAGATGCCATTGCTTGGATGTTATCCATAACCGTTTGATTGGTGTCCAATGCACCATCAAACCTGAACCTAATTTGATTTGCAGAAGTTCCAGAAAATGTTGTGTATGTAACCGCCGTGTCGCTGTATACGTTTAACGCCGTCAGCGTTGCGTAATCAATCTGCAAAGTTGTCAGCGCCGCGCCATATCGAGCCGATTGCAAATAATCAGCCAAGCAATCCCCAGGTTTATATCGGCTGTTTGTAACTTGAAACCTTGTTTGTTGTAAACCAGTTAAGTTTGCCGACTGACTGTAGGTAATCTCAACTATGGCAAATGCGACATTTGACATTAGCTTGGTGTTGTCCCATTGATACACCAGCCCCGCGCTTGACATAATTTGAATCGCCGTTTGCGCTGTGTTTGCGCCTGATGACGATCCGTTGCGGAACAAATAAATATTTAGCCTGCCCGATACCGTGTTATCGGTGACACCCGTTGACTCATCCAGCAGCCCAATTACTTTATATTGATCGACAGCATCAAAAAGACAACGCTTGCCGCCCCAATACACGTTGCCAAAACTGATTGTGTCGGGCGTTTGCCCCGGCTCTGTGTTTGTCACTTCGCATAGCGTCATGACGTAAAACAGTTTTTGATTGTCGCTAGTGATGCTAAGGTCGGTTACGATGCCGCCTAAAAATGCCGTGCCATACACAACCGGAACTTTGTTATCGCCTGCTGGCGGCAATTGCACCGGACTGCCAGGGTTTGGCGTTGCGTCATTGGTTCCAAAGCCTTTTGGTGCAAATGCTTTGCTAATGATAGACGATGCCACCATATTGACAGCAAATGCCACAGCAGTTGCCGCAAATCCTGCCGCAATGACTCCCGCATTCACCAAATAAGCCGCAATGATTGATCCCGGCATTACATCACCCAAAATTCTTCAAGTTTTTTAAACCCAAATTTTTCATATTTCAAATCTGGGCTGCTGACCATTTTGCTGATAAAACAATTGGCAATGCGGCCTGCTTCCTTCATCTTAACCGCTTCGTTTAAATACTCGCGCAACAATCGGTAGCCTGTCGTGCCGCCCCTGGCTTCTTCGTCCACCCAATACGCAAATTCAGTCAGCATCAAATGCTTAGGCGACCAAACAGATGGCATCACGCCCGCGATTAAAACGCCCACAAGGCGCTCGTCTTGCTCTGCCACTATCACCACGCCCTGGCCCGCCATCAGATGCGCCAGCATCGTTTTAACGTGTTCTGCGTCATCAGCATTTGCCAAGAACCCATAGGGCATGTGCGAACGGTAATCCCGCAGCTTGTCCAAAATCTGCGGAACATCAAACGGTGATGCCTTACGAATTTGCGGGCGCATCTTTTCCGAATTGATAGTTAATCGTTTCGATAAACGGAACCCGATTCATGCTTGTGTCTGTGCTGTTGTAGAACTGCCATGAACTGTTGTTTGTGTATCGGCCCGCGATGCGATTTTGCAAGATCAATTGAATCGACGATGCCGAAACGCTGATTGTTCCGACATACATTCGCGCTTCGTCCATCCACTGTTCACTGATGGCAAACGATGTAATGATGCCGCTAAAGTATTGATACAAGCCACCCGTGCCGCCCGTTGTAATCAATGCGCCGTCGGTGTCAAAGAATCCATGCCACAGTTGAATTGGCGAACCCTTGACGTTTTGCCCAAGGACAAAGCCCAGCATTGAAGTGTCGATGCCCGACAATGAGATTGTTGTATCGTTGGCAGTTGATTTAATGTCGCGCTGTATTTGACCAATTGCCAACAATGTGCCAACCGATTGGAATGGCGCAGCGTCGACTGCTGGTACCGTCATGTTTGAGGGCGCGGTTGTCATCAAATATGCGCCGCTTGTGGTGTATATACGCAAGAAATCCGCAATGCGAATATTGCTTGTGTTTTGAACTGGGGTGATTACGTTCACAGCACCAACTCCAACGCTCTAAACGGGCCAGACCAATTTATAAACGAATCATTAGCGGTTGGCACAAGGCTGTAATTTGGATATTCGCGCAACACAACTTGGAATGTAACGCCCGTGTAGGTTGTGCCACCCATTGCCACGGTAGTGCCGTATTGACCAGCAACGCAAGCGACAGTTGTTGCCAAGGTTGCTATTAGGTTGCGATGCACAGGCACATTCACTGTGCTGCCGCTTCCCCTTTGCACATCAGCCGTGACAATGTAAGAATACAAACCAACTTGCACAAAATCGCCGACCCGAAACAGATAGGCTGTCGATGCTAAAGCAGGCAACGCCCCAAGCACAAGCGTTTTATTTGCACTGGCTGTTAACCACAAACAATTGCCAATTTCAATTGCGCTCATGTCTCCTTGATATTTGACATAGTTGAGCCATCCAGTTTGACCAAAGTTTAAATATTGCGGCAATGATTTATCAGGAATTCGCAAGCTATTTAGCGTTGTCCGATTTTGCGAATAAAACAAATAATTCATCGGTCGCAATTCAAACTCAAACGGAACAACCGTCAGAATTTCCGACGTTGTTAGTTTCTGATTGCGGCTTAGCGTTTGCCCAACAAATCTTTGATCGTTAATGCCGACCGATTCGCAAATGCTTAAAATGGTTTGTAAGCTCATGTTATCGGCTCATTGGTAAAGACCGCTGGGCGCTTTGATTTGCCGCCCAGACCGCTTGCTTATTTTGCGCCAAAAACTGCATTCCTGACTGCGTGTCAATTGCGCTCATCTGCTGGATATATGGGCCGTTGTAATTGATCGTTTGCCCACCCATTGCGTTTGCCAATTGATTTGTGGGAACGATCATGCCGCTTCTTTGCGGCACAAACAACTCCGGGCCGCGCTCGCCAACAATATACGGACTGTTCCCTGATACTGGGCCACCGTTTGCCATCATTGGGATGACGCCAGCATTTGGATTTGCAAGATATTGGTTAAAGTCTGCTGGCAATGCGTTTTGTGCTAAACCTGGGCCAATAAAACTACCTGAGCCTACATTACCAATTAACCCACCGACTAAACGCGAAAACAAAGCACTTGCTTGCGCTCGCATTTGAATCAAGATCAAATCTTGAATAATGCTCCGGGTCAAATCTTTAAAACTCAATTTGCCCGTTTGAACAAATTTAGTTAAAGCCGCATCCATACTGCCGACCATTGATCGAAAAGCCTCTCCACCATATTGGAATGCAGTTCTTGCGTTTTGCGCTTGTTGTATTGCAGCCGCAAAGAAACCAATTGTCCCCATATCTTCCGATTCCATTTCCACTCGGAATTTATGACGCTCCCTTGCGACAGCAAATTCAGCTTCCGTAACTTGTTTTTGCAGCCACAATGCATCTTTTTTTTGTTTGTCTGTCAATGCTTGATTTTCGTTTATCTCTTTTACTTTATCAGCATATTTAAATTGCAATTGCAGAACTTCTTCGGCAAGTTTTACATCCCTGTCTTTCATTAACAGTGCTTGTTTTTGCAAATCAAAAATAGTTAATTGACGTTTTGCAGTTTCCTCATCTGCTCTTGCTTGTCGAGCATAAAACAATTGCGCTTGCTGTCTTTGATCGTCTTGCTGGGCAAATGCCCGCGCATCTTCTTCCCTTTGATTCTGTCGATCAAATTGAGCATCTACGATTCGTTGCTGCCTTTTGTTTTCTGCTTCTTCTTCTGCTTCGCGGTTTTTTCTTTGATAATCAAATAGCTCTTGATTTTCTTTGTTTATGCGCTCTCGGTCTTGCTCTCTTAACTGCATTACTCGTAATCTTATTGCCAATTCTTTTTTGGCAGCTTCTTCTGCTTCTTTATCAACTCCAGCCTTAACTGGCCGTCTTTGTATAACCGGCGCTCCAGCATTTGCAACGCCAGCCACATCAGCCGGTGTTGGTTCATTGCTTTCGGGTTTAGGTGTTTGTTTATTTCCAGCGCCATATCTAATTTGCGGAAAAATCATTTTCCACAAATCAGAATCTTCAAATTTTTTACCTTCTAAAAAAAGTTTTTTTACTTCATCTGTCAAAAACTTCATTGTTGGGCCAACAGTTGACGCCATCTTTTCTGATGCCCTGCGGCTCATTTCCGCAAGATTGTCATAAGCATCTGCCGCCGCTTTTATTCCGTCTTCATGCTGTTTTGTAATTGTTGTTAATTTGTTAATTTCTTCGCCAAATCCTTGGGCATCAACTCCTTTAAAGGATTTACCAAAAACCTCCATGCCTTTTGCGCTGCGGGTCAGCGCGTCATCCATTCCAGCAAGGCCAATTGCTGTTTTCCTGAACAACTCATCTATGCTTAATGTTTTTAAATCTTTTAGGGAAACGCCCAGCCCTTGTAGCGTTTTCTGCGCCTCAAAAGAACCTTCCGCAGCTTTGTCAATGTACTGGGTAAAACTGGACAAAAACTTTGATGCGTTACCTGCCTCGCCGCCGCTTTTAGACAGCGCATCGCGCAATTGAATAATTGACGAAACCGCTACGTCATTTGCTTTTGCAACATCTACAATTTCATCAGCGTATCTTGCCGCCGCGAGACTTGCCCCTGCAAATGTCGTCGCTGCAATTGCGCCATATTGCTGGGCAAACTGCCCAATCGATTGCAACCCGCGTTTAGCGCCCTCGATACCGCGTGTAAATTCCGCGCTGTCAAGCCCCAGCGTAACGCCCAATCGACCAATAAAGTTTGTCATGTTTTAAACCTGTCTTGCCGAAATCCGGGCGCAGCCGTCATGTACGTTTTCAAAGCGTTATTGGTGGCTTCTTTTTGCTGCTCTGGAGTCAGTGGCGGCACAATGTAATCATAAGCGGATGACAAAATCTTGGCTAGCTTGAAATCCGGTGTGTTTGGCGCACGCATGTAATTAAACACACCCGCCGTTAATTGTGCTAAAACTGTTATCACCCCTTGATTGCCCAGCACCCCATCCGAATACATTACTTGGATTTGGGCCATCGTCATTTCGTCCAACTGCGCTAGGCTGTCGTGTGTGTGCCCATTGAAGATCATCGCGCATTCAACCTGCGTCCTCAATGAGCTAATCAGTTTCCCCGCGTTTCCTTGTAACTTGGGCTGATTGCCTCGGTGATCTTTTCAATCAAAGCAACTTGCACAGTCCACGGCCATTCTGATTCCACTTCTTCGTATGTCAAATCATCAAGTTTCATGTCAGGCTGTTCAGGAACCAACAGCTTGATATATTCCACAACTCGATTTTCCGTCATCGCTTTATTTTTTGCCGCTTCCCTCATGGATCGGCCTTTAACCACAATATCGTTTTCTTGATACTGAATTTCCGAATCTGCTGTTGCTTGATCTTTTAGCACAAGCAATGGCTCGGCCAGTTGCTGATAGATGCGCTCAATATGCTCTGCGTCTGGGTCGCTGATCTTTTTGTAGATCGCGTCCGATTCCGCAACAAACGGAATGCGAACTTTGAATGTGTGCCCGCCCAGTTCAAATGAACGGATAAAAATATTTGCGCGTTTGGCTTGGTATTTTTCGCCAAGAAGATTTGAAAGTTTTGTCATGTCTTATGCTGTTTGTTTTGCTCGGAATTGAGCGATTCGCCGTTTTAAAATGTCTGCTAATCGTGTGACTGTGCTTTGTGCGTTTGCCTCCAATGCTGGCCTTAAATAAGGCTGTGCGCCATGTTTTGCGGTGCCAAACTCTTGAGCGATTGCCCGCGCATCAGATTCGATTCCTGCAAAAGATTCTGCATTATCGAATCCCATTTTCTTTAATCTTTTCCTTGCCGCGATAAGCCCCTTGCCTTCGCTCATACGCGCCAGTTTTTTCCCTGACGCTGTGGTGACGGCTCCGATAACCGTATCGGTTTGCGTAATATATTTGCTGCGCCGATCTTTTGCTGTTGGCCTTCTTGCTTCGATTTGCAATGACAACGCAAGCCCCATTGTGTCCTTGGGAGCATTCTGTATTGCTGCCGAT